ATACCGCCAGCCCGAGATGCACCCAGCGCCCGAACTCGTGGATCAACTGGTCAAACTTGATCGCGTCCACGCCCATGAGTTTTTTTGCAACCTGATACGGCGTACCGAAACCCGGCGCGATGAAGTCCGCCGCCAGCCCTTGGACGTGCATGCTCGATGACGCGCCGCCCACATTGCGATTCACTTCCGGGCAGCGATATCCGCTGGTGATGATCACCGGGCATCCGAGCGCGTATCGGACCAGTTCCAGCGTTGCGGCCAAACGCTTGAGGTTCTCGATCTCGACTGAGCCGGGTTCGTTCTCTATGCCGGCACGCGCCGCCCATTGCGAGGCGGTCATTTCCGCCAAACTGAAGTGCGTGGACAGGTTCACGGTATCACCCCAGCATTTTGGCGATCAGGCGGCATATCAGAATCGCGACCATCAGCATTGACCACTTCCACAGGTCCATAAAGCCTCCACATCCGATAGATGATGGCGGCAAATATCGCGATGGTCGCAAGCGCGTTCATTTCTTGGAAATCTCTCGCAGGTCGAATATCGCCGTCCGTAGCATGTCCTCGGCTTCCCTCATTCTCGGCGCATTCGGCGGGCGTTTGTCCTGATTCACCCAAGGGAAAAGGAACGTCTTGACCTTCCACCACACGCGATTGATCACAGGACAGACTTTCATTTGCGCAAGTCCTTGATGTTGTCGGACAGCGCGTTAAGAGCTTCGGCAAGCGAGGATTTCGCCTGAATGTCCGCGTCGTAGCGGGTGAGGATGAAGCGAGCGAGGTAGGCGATAGCACCAAGCAAGACAGCAGTCATGCCGGTGATACCGAACTCCTTCAATGCGTTGACGATTTCCATGATGTGCCTATCGCATGATTTCCAGCACGCGCACCGTGCTCTTGTTGGCCGTTCCGAACAGCACGGTTGCAAAGGTCGTATCCACACCCAAACGGATCGCTGTTGCAGCGTTGCCGCCAATGCGCAGTTTTGTCGTAGTTGCGCTTGCGGTGCCGGAAAGAAACTCCGCACTGAACGCCCGCAGGTAGGTAGTGGAAGCTGCCAGCAATTCCGATTCCGCATAGACGGCATCAGCCACCGCGTCCCGGTGAACCGCATATACCACTTGGGTGACCGAACCATTTGCCAGCGCGATCAGGTATTCCGCCCGCAACAGGTTCAGGGCCGACCGTGGCGTGATGGCAATGTCCAGATCAGTGATGGCGTTGCCTTCGGTGTTCTGCGGGATTGACGCATCAACCGGCGTTGTCGCAGAGCCGTAGGAGGTTGTCGAACCTGCAAAAGACTTGCGCCGGGTCTGAATCACTTGACCGGGCAGCGGGACATTTGCGCCATGATCCTGCACCAGACTCGGAGCGGTTATCCACGTTCCTGCCGTTGCCTGCGTGCTTTCGACATACCCGACCACCGCGATCGCCTGATTGCTGCGGCTGGTCGTGGAATACCAGACATGCGCCGAATCGGCCGCACCCGCCCCGCCTTCTGCCGTAGTGCTGATGCTGTCGGTCGGCAATATCTCATAGATGTCCGTGCCGTTCCACGTGTTGATAATCGCAAGTTCAGGCGTGCCGCTGTTCTGCATCGCCACCACCCATATGCGCGAGGCAACGCCGTTCGTCGTGCCAAGCGTCGAGCCGCTGCTGGCGGTCACCGTCAGCGCGCTTGTGGTGTAGCTTGTGGTGCCATCCGGCCACCGGATCGGCTGTCCTGCGGCGAGCGTGACCGTCAACGCATTAGCCGCGACCGCTGCCGATACGTTGTAGTACGCATTGCCGATTTGCAGGTCGGTCAGTTCTTCGAGCACGCCCGCGCCAGCCGTGCGCCGTCCAATAATGCGATTGGTGGCCGAGGCGGACAGTGTACCGCCCGCGACCGGCAAGGTTGGAACGCTTGGGTTCGTGGCAGACAGCAAGCCATACGAAACCGCAGACAAACCGGCATCAAGCGCGCCGGAGTCCAGCACAACCGTCACGGTCGTGACCGCAGCAAAAGCGGATACCGAGATGCGCCCGTATACCGTGCCAGCCGTCACCGTCGCCTTGATCCTGCGCCCGACTTGGAAGATGGAGGTCTGATCGCCCACCAGGCTGAATTGGGTGGCGTTGATGTACGTCGGCGCCGGACCTGCTACCCATTGGTCGATTGTCACGCTGGTGTCGTTGATGCCCCGAAGGTTGTCCACGCTCCACACAGGCGAGGTCGGCGGGTCGGTGTCCGTTGATGGAGCAAGTACGACTTTGTACGACTGCCCGGCGGTAAACCATATTTCCGTTGTCGGTTGGCCCAGGCTGTTCAGCAGCAGCGGGTTCGTGTTGGCGACCAAGCCGGTGCTATCGGTGTACGTGTTCTGCTTGGTGTTGACCGAGCCAGCGACGTAGAAAAACAGCTTGTACCCGACTGCCGGGGTTCCTGCGGCAAGTTCGATCTGCGGTTTCGGGCCGAATGGGGAGCAATTGACTGAGGGCATGTTATGCTTTCGTGATGAACTTCGATCCGATCATGCTGGGCGGGTTTATAGCTGCCATCATCCTGGCCTGGTTATTTCGCACCTGATTTGCGCTTTTCGTCCGGTGCTGCGAGCAACGCAGCCAGCGCGGGCGAAAGCATTGGGGCGTCGGTTGCCTTGGGTGGCGCCAACGCGAGCGCTGACGGCACGTTTGCCGCCTGTCCTGCCTGAACCTTGATGTTTGCCGATTGCGCTACGTCCCGCGCAGCCGAGCCAACAACGCGTCCAATTGCCGGGCCAACAATAGGCATCTTCGTTCCGACGATTGCATCGAACGCGCGGCCCACCAGATTGGCGGCAGTCGGCGCGCTGTTTGAGTTGTTCACCGCAGAGCCTCGAGGCTGTACCTGCTCATAGCGTGCAACCCTGCTGATGGCTTGCAAGCGGTCAAGTTCCTGCGGCGAGAAGAACACCTTCAGTTTTTCATTGCCGAGAGAGCGAAGCGCATTGTTGAAACTGGACGAATTGAACGTCCCGGCGTCCTCGCTCACGCCGCCTTTCTGCTTGAGGTAGGCCACCAACTGGCCACGCATGGCCTGCCACGCCTCGTTGTCCGCGCCCAGTTCGTTCTTGAGCGTGGCCAGCTCGCGCACCTTGCCGCCGATGATGAACTTGTCAAAGAACTTGTCCGGTTCCATGCCATCCGCCACCGCCTTGAGCGCCGGGTTGGCTTCCTGCGCTGCCATGCGCCGGGCGTGTGCCGTGCGTGCCGCCTTGAAGGCTTCCAGCGCATCCGGCCCAAGGCCGTGCGTTTCCAGCAACGGCGCATCGTCCAAAGCTTTGCGAACGATGTTGATGGCTGTCCGTTCGTCGCCTCGGGTGGCTCCCTGCGCCATCTGGCCAAGGATTTTCACCATTTGCTCTTTGGTGTCCACGTTGAACGGAATCTTGCCCGTTGCTACGTCGTTCAGGATGCTTTGCGCTGCGGTCGGCAACGATCCGCCAGCCTGCGCTTCTGCCAGGGCAAGCCCCGCTTGTTGGGTAGCGGTTGCCGGATCAAGCGGCGCCGCCCTGCCCAACGAGTCACGCGCCTTGGCATACAGCGCCCCGACTTCCGCCCGGCGTGCTTCGTCGATCGCGCTGAGTGCCTGCACCGTCTTGCCGGAATTGACGTAGGCATCATCGACCACGTTCCCGCCCAATTCCTGCACGCCTCGAGCCAGCGCCTTGGCGTTGTCATTTTCCAATCGGGCAAGAGATTGCAGGTCGGCGTTCTTGCTACCCGCGCCAAGTTTTGCAAGGTTGCGCTGTTGCGTGATATCGATTGGCTCGAGCGACAACCCGGCACGGGATGGTGTAGCGTCTGCAAGCCGGTAATCCGCCAGCCTGCGCACCCTCGCCTCAGTCAGCGGGCCAATCTTCATCGCTTCCTGCACGTCATTGCGCAGCGAGTTTTTGACGTGCTGCGGCAATGCCTGCCAATCGACATCCGGGCCGAGAATGTTCTGGATGGTGGCGTCAATCTGGATGGTGCCTTGCTGCGGCATGCGCAAGTTGCGCACGGTATCCTTGACCGCATCAACCGCCCTGCCTGCCGTGTTTGCGGCCACACCCGCGCCCACACCGCCTACAACGCTGGCTGCGAATTGCGTGTACGGGTCGAATCCGGCTTCTCGAGTTGCGCCCCCGGCAGCACCCGCGCCAGCAGCCCCGGCCACTTGCGTTCCCGGATTGCTGACAAACTGCCGAATCAGTTCGCGCACGGTCGGCACCGCCTGCCCGATCACGCCCGCCGCCTTGGCTGCGCCCATCATCAGGCCGGAACCACCCATCACGCGCACCGCATCATTGGCAATGCGTTCTTTCGGCGTTTCCGGGTTTGGCAGTCCTGCCGCATCGGCGGCAGAATCAAACAATTGCCGCGCATTGGGGATCGGCGTATCACGAAGTCCTGCCGCTTGAAGTCCTGCACTCAACGGTAAGCGTAAAGGTTCGGCCAGCATGCCGATGGTATCGCCTGCGCTTTGCAGTGCGCCTCGAGCAGTCAGGCCCAACTGACGCGGCAACCCGTCCTTGCGCGGCTCTGGCGGCAGGCTGGGCACATAGGTCTTTGCTCGAGCCTCTTGCACCGCCTGGGCAAGCACCGCCGCCGATTGCGAATCGCCCGCCTTGTCTGCGTTGACAAGTGCCGCTTCAAGTTCTTGTAGGGTCGCCATCAGGGTTTCCGGGGGAGGTGTTTCTGCAATGCGGCATCAACCGCGCCGGGGTCAGCCGCTGCCGGCGCCTGGTCGGGCGTCGCCACTTGCAGGAAGTCCACGACCGGCGCCGCGTTCGGGTTCTGCTTGAGTCTGCTTAAGTTCGTGTTGTGCAAGCCGATCTTGTAGTTCGCGGTCTTCCGGATGGCCGTCAGGAAAGTTCGCAACTCGGGCACGGTCATTTCGCTGATGTCGCCAGCTTCCGCACGCCGCAAGATGCCGCGCTCCGCTTCCGTAATCTGCCCTTGACCCTTCATCTGGCCTGCGGCTGCAAGTTCCTGCCTTGCCAATCCCTGAATGGCGTTGCGCGTGTTTACCAGTTGCTCGGTTGCGTTCGCGCCATTGATGCCAAGGGTTTGCCCGATCTGCGCCAAGGTAACGCGGGCATTCGCGCCCGGTCCTGCAATGACGTTGCCCAAGCTGCGCTCGATCTGGCTGGCGTTGTTCAGGGTATTGACTGCCGCCCGCGCCTGGTCGAAATCGCTGATGATGTTTTTCCCAACACCCTCGCCCAATTGCGTCAGGAATGGCTTTTCTGCCGTGTTGACGCTGACGTTCGTATTGCTTGCGCCCGCGCGTGCTATGCCCGTTTTGGCCGCGATTAGCGGTTGATTTGGCGCATACACACCGCCCGCTCCGGGCAGCACTAAATCCTTGCCGGGATCAGCGCGGGAGAACGTTTGCGCGCCGACTGTCGGATTGGTAAAGCTGTTCTGGTCAATCATGCGCGTGACGCCGCCGTCCTGCACTTGCGTGAACTTCGGCGCATTGACTTCCAACCACTTATCCGCCCCGATGACGTTCTGCCGCTGCCATACCGGATCAAACTGCGCCGGCGCATTCTCGGCCCATTTCTGCCCCAGGCGTCGCCCTTCGGCAATGATGGTCTGATAGTTCTGCGGGCTGGCCGATGCGATCAGGTCGCGGCCCTGCTTTGCTCGCGCAGCCTCTACCTCGGTCGTGGTCTTGGCAATATCGCCCTTCGCTTTGTCGGCATCCAATCCGGCCTTCTCAACCGCCTGCGCCGCTTTCCATTGCCCGGCGCCAAGCAAGCGCTGCACAATAGCCGAGCGCTCCCCGCCCGCCTTGAATGCTTCCCGGGTGGCCAAATCATCGGCTTCGGCCTGCTGCGCCTGCTTCATTGCCATCGCCTGCATGTCCTGCTGCCCCATCAGCCCCTGCAACGCGAGCGACTTCTGCGCCGCTTCCAGAGGATCAGCCACTTTGAACTGTGCGGGCATCAAGCGCCCGATGATTGAGGTATCAATTGGCATGTCATCCCCACTCAGCGTAATCAGTGTCCATGCGGCCCCCACCATAGTTAGGGATGTTCAATCCGCCGCGCCCCCGGCTTTCGCGTTCGCGCATGATCCGGTCAAATACCTGGCTATTCTGGTATCCCTGAATCGCCGTCCCTACGCCACCAAACGCGCCCGCCATCGCATTGGCCTGCCCAACCCTGCCCGCTGCCGCTGCGTTCGCCCCGCTGCTGCTGGCGTCCATCATCTGGCCCGTGGCAAGGTTCCCGGCACCCGTCACCGCACCGGCTGCGTTCAGCCCGACGCCTTGTTGCCCGGTCAGGCGGTTGTAAACGTTGCTGTTCTGCTGCTGGAAGCGGTTGAAACTCTGATCCGCCTTGGTGCTGCCGTAGTCGTTGCCGAACCGGGTTAGAGCTTTCAGGGTCGCGCCGGAGTCATATCCGCCATTGGCGATCGCGCGCTCGTTGAGGCCGCGCCGCCCTTCGTCCAGGCCGAATTGCAAGCCTGACTGATACACCGGGTCGGCGTTCAGGTCGTTGGCCGAAAAGTTGCGCGTCAAACTCCCGTAGTCGGCTGCATTGGAGTCGTTCCCCGCCAAGGCGTTGGTCTGCTGCACTTCAGCGTAAGCCGCGCGCCGCTGCTCGGGAGGCACCTGATCCCATGACGAATATCCGCCCGCCGCCATGATCCGCTTGTAAACCGGGTTGTTTACGCCGTCGCCTTCGTTGAGCATACCCGAGCCGCCCGGCGTGCCACCCAACCCAAGCAAAGCCGCAAGGCGCCTGTTCGCAGCCGTTCCGGTGGCAAGGTACGGAGCCATCCGCGCTTCCGTCTCCACGCGGTTATTCAGCGCCACACCGGCGTTGTAGGTCTGCGAGTCTTGCAGCGCCCGAGCCGCGTCGCCTGCGGCATTACTGCCCATCATGCCGCCAAGGATTGAACCTCCGGCCTGTATTGCTGAACCAATCCACGGCATATCAAGCCCCTTTCAAAATCAACACTTCATCGACCTTTGCCGGGTCGGTTTCGTTCGTCGCATGGATGCAAAACCACACCGAATCACCAAGCGCAACAATGCGATGCTCTACGCCCGCCTTGATAGTGATGCAGGCATGCCCGACGTACATGGTTGACACGCCATTGCATTCGACTTCCACCGGCCCGCCAAACATGATCGAGAGGTGGTCGTACTTGTGCGCGTGCGTCTGCACCTCGTAGCCTTTGGCCAGGCGCTGCTCTTTGGCATATACGCCGTCCGAAAAGTGATGGATAACGTCGCTCATGCCGCCGTTCCGTCAGCTTTCACCCAGCCGGGTCCCACGTAGAAGATCGGGAGTCCCAACGTCGTGTCCATGTACATCCTGCCCACCCACAACAGCGAGGTCGGGCGTTGTGCCGTCGTGCCTGATTGCGTCATTGCCGCCAGCAGCGCAAACACTGACGAAAAGAACGGCTTCCATCCCGGCGTGGCGATTCCGTTCGCGTCAACGACCGCGCCTGCTGTTGGTTGTGAGATCAGCGGCATTTAGGTATCCGGGTTCAGGCAAGCAGAGACGAGCGTGATCTGCACCGGATCGGTAATCCTGATCTTCGGCACAAACACGCGAGGACTTCCAAGCCGGCGCCATTCAACGCGGGTCTTGTACTCACCCAACGCACCGAGGTCTTTCCACATGTCCGGCCCCCACGTCTGGCCGTTGTCGCGGCTGATGCTCAAGGCGATCTGCGGGTTCACGCCCTGCCCGCTGGTAAGGCCGACACCTACCTGTACGTCCAGGCGCAGGCAGTTGATGTCGAGGAACTGCCCATCCGGGCCGCGCACCGTCTCGCCAATCACCTCGCGCTCGATCGGATCGCCGTTGTCGGTGTAGGTGTCTGGACTCATGCGGTACAGCCTGCCCACGTCGTAATCCGCAACCACGATGGCCGACAGGAACGGGAAGGCAAACTCGCCCCTGTAGCGGGTCAGCCCGTAGCTTTTCAGCTTCGACCAGAAGCCCGTCGAGCCGTCGAACATCCACGTAAACCCGGCAGATGGAAAGCTGATCACGAACATCGCATGCCCGCCCAGCATGTAGCTGTAGGCGGTTGCATCTGCCGTGTTCGTGTAGTCGTTGATGATCGAATCCATGTCCGGCGTACTGATTTTCTGCGGGACATAGCCTTGAATGCGGGCGACGATCACTTGGCCCTGCGCGTTCTTCATCAAGGCGGCCATCGTGTTGTCGTACTTGGCAATTGACCATGTAGCCGCCAAACCCCATTCCGTCGCCGTGCCGGAGATGAGCGAGAACGGGAAATCCACGGCGCCGGACAAGCCCCAGTATTCAGTTGTGAACGTGCCAAGCAGTGCGAGCTGGCCGTTCGATGTCCAGACCGCTTGAATCGGATCCGGGTTTGTCTCGGCGCTGGCGAAGTTGAGCGCATCCCACGAAAGCCCGTTATCCACATCCGAACAGTAGAAACGGCCCGAGCCCTGAAAGTTACAGACAAAGCGTCGGCCAAGGTAAGTCACCGTTACCGGATTGGCAGGGAAATCCACATCCGTTACTTGAGCGAATACGTTTGTGCTGGTGTTGTAGATGTAGCCATACGTGCCGTCCACGATCATTACCTGCACGCCGTTGTCGCTCATCGAGACGCGCCCGGTGGTGGTTAGGAGCGTTCCCCGGTTCGTTGCGACTCCCGCATTGTTGACTTCCCACAGCACGCCGCGATGTACTACGTAGCAGACCGACAGCGACGGAAACTCCCTGCCGCCCCGGATCGGAGTCGCACCGAAGTCCACCAGCGGCGCGGACAATCCCGGCGTGCCGTATGCGACAAGCGCAGACTTCTCCCCTTGCGGACGCACCTCGGCGTACAGATTCGTCATCTGCTTGGCCGTCACAAACGGCGACTTCGCCGCCTGGCCGAGTCCGAACAGAGAAATCTGGCTCATCAATACCCTCGCTGCCAAGTGGCCGCGTTGCGGGTCACCAGCGCCGAGTCGTAGAACATGGTCGGGCTAGTGCGGTTTGACTTCTTGACTTGCGCATACGTTTCCCGCGCCATCTGCTGAACGTCTTGCGATGCGCTTTTTCCGAACAGAGGCGCAAGCCTCACGGCTAACCCGTACTCGAAAGCCTCTTCGTATCCTGGCGGAAACGCAATGTCGGTTGCAGCCGTCGCAGGGCCCACCAGCAATGTTTGATAGTTGAACGACATCGTAATCACAGCGGCGGGAACGGGCCACAAAACAACAATGCCGTTTGTAATGTCGTTGATGTAAAGGAACCGCTCAACAATCTGTTGTTGCTGAGACTTGAGGCTGATGGTGTTGTACTGTTCCTGCGTCATGCTCCACATCGGGAAATCAAGACCCTGATAGGTACAGAACGCGGGCGAAACAATCGACGCAGGACGCGAGGTAACCCACGTGCCCGTAGGGCCGATGGTGTACGTGGATTGACCCGCTACCGTGTTGAAGGTCTTGAAATTCGTGTTGTAAACCGCCAACGTATCGGCGTTCCACGAATCAATCAACCCGTTAAACTTTGCAAGGCAGTCGCTCGTTTCCAATGCCGTCAGCGTTTGATCCACGCCCACCGCGTTGGTGAGGTTCAATCCCCGGCGAATGATATCCAGTGCGGTAGTCACGCGAGTGCTTCGAGCAGCCGGGCAACGCCCCACCGCTTATCGAATTCGATGCCGCGCTCGTCACACAGCGCTTGCAGTTCTTCCTTGGACAAGTCCGAAACCGCGACGGGTTCTGCGAGTGCCGCCAGCCCGCCGTACTCCGCAGGCAGTGCGCGTTCCTGTTCCTCGTTCGCCACCACAACCGATTGGTGCGGTCCTGCGGTCATGACTTTTGGATACATGGCTACTCCTGTAAATGGGGCGGCACCTTGTGAGCGCCGCCCCGTTTTGCGTTACACCGTGTACAACTGGCAGACGCAACCAACCGCCGTGGTAAACGTGGTGGGAACAGTGATGGTCGCCGGAATGGTGCCGAACGTACCGGCCACGGTGGTGGTCAGCACGTTGACGCCGTTCGCGGTAACCAGCTTGTTGCTCGTAGCCGTGGTGCCGTTGGACTGAACACCGCAGAAGTAACGACCCGGAGCCAGCAGAACCGGCGACAAGAAGTCACGCGCCTGGAACGTGGAAGCGCCAGCAGACAGCGTACCGGCAACCGCCGAGTTCGCCACCAGTTGCCCGGTGGTGTTGTAGAGCGCAACCAGCATGTTGTCCGTGCCCACAACGGTGCCATTCAGGACCGAAAGGCCCTTCCAGACGTTCCAATGCGGGACGAATATTTCGCTAATGTTCATCGTTCCGGCCACATGAACCGACGAGGTTCCGGCAGCAGTCAGGGCGGCGGTTCCGAGACTGATGTTCGGCAGGATCGAAGGACCTTGCATCACAACCGGCGTTCCCTGTCCGGGGATTTGGAACGGGGCAATGTTGCCGCCCTGGTTGACGAACTGGATTTGCGACTGATCGCCGCCAACGGAATCCGCAAGGCCAGCCGTCGAAACGGCAGTAGCAAGACCTTGAGCGACAAGCGCCGCTTCGGTGTCGTTGGGCAACATGACAGTTGCGCCGGATGCAAAGCCCCCGTAGGGGCGAAGAAGAGTTACGGCCATGATGTCGGCTCCTTAAATGCTGTAAATCTTGGTCGCAAGTTCCGGGTAGGTCGCAGCCCATCCGAAAAGAACGTCCAAGCGGGTGATCGGCTTGTCGTTGATGCCGTCGTAGAAAGTCGTGACCTTGATCGTGAAGCCTTCGTAGGACTCCTGAGCAACATCAATCACGCCTTTGCCCGAGGTCGGCGCCCACAAGGGAGCCATCGCCAGGGTGAACGCATCGCGGTGGTATGCGACGTTGCACTGGTAGGCGGTCGAGGCGGCGCCGACGATCAAGAACGGCTGCGCGTTTTGCGGGCTGGTCGTGACGTTCTGGAACGCACCGGAAGTCACAATTGCCGGGCTGATCGGAAGGGAAGTCGCGCCCACCGCACAATCAGCAGTCACCACGAACTGCGCTGCCACGCCGGTCGATTGCCGCGATTGCGGGTTCACGGCAAAAACCGTATTTGCTCCACCAGAACCGGGGAAAGTAATCACGGTGCCCCGGGTGATCGTGCCGGTCAGGGCCGCGATGGTGATGCTTGAGCCGGTCTGGTTCGCGCCGCTGATGTTCACGCCAGCCACAGCCTGCGTACCGTTGGTATGCGTATCGACGTTCTGATCCATACCAGGCTTCAGGCCGAACGAGTCCTGCATGTAGCCGGTGCGGTACTGGCCGTTGATTTTCTCGCTCTGATTGAACAGGCCCGAGAAGCCAGCAACCAGCGAGCCGTTGAGGCCGGGTCCGGTGATGATGTTGCGGCGACCGTCACGAACCGGGGCGCCCATCTCATCCAGTCGGCGATTGGCGTCGGTCAGGATTTGCACGGCAGCGAGTTGGGTCGCTGGCAAAGCGCCGGTCGGGTTCAGCGCGTTGAAGGTGGAAAAGCGCGCCAAAGCCAAACCTTGACGGTCGATTTCGTTGCAGATCGGCGCGATGGCCGCAGCAACCTTGTCTTCCATCCTGGTCAACGAAAGCGTCTTTTCCAGCGAGGTAAACCCGAGATCGACACCGCCCTGCGAAAGGGTCAGCGGGACGCTGGTTTCGACGGTGGACTGAGGCACCGCGACAGCGCCAGCGCGATAGGTGTAACGCGGCGGGCGCTTGATGTTGATGGTCTGGCCGGGAGCATAGCCGCGAGCCATGTTGCCGGTGAATTCGTCCTCCCAATCACGGTTGACGTTCTTGGAAAAAGACAACATGTTTTCGAGAATCGGAAGGGCTGCCTTCGCGATAATCGAACAGGTAAGCAAAGTATTGGTCACAATCGCCTCGCAAGAGAATTAGAGAAAAGGTCGCTGTTCTTTTCTTCCGCTGCGAGGCGGGTTGCCGGGTTGCGTCCACCCGGCGAGGGTCCTCTACTGCTTACCGAATCCAGGCGCTGCTGTTCTGCCGGTACGCCTTGTATTCGGCTACGGACATCTTGGAAACGTCCTTGCCGCCACTACGCCCCGCGCTGACGGGGTTGATCGGTGCCGGAGCTTTTGATACTGCTTTGGCTGGCCTTTGCATCCGATCTTCCAACTTGCCGAGTTCCGCAATCTGCCGCACTGGCGACAAATCTGCGATGCGCTCGGCGTCCTCTGGATGGGTCGCAAGGTGATACAACAGTTGCGGCCCTACCTCAGACTCCACAATCAGCCGTTTCGTTCCGTCGCTGAAATGGCCCAAATCTTCCTGCACGAACGGTTCAACAACGTCGATGTAATCCTTCGCGTGCGCCTGGAACACGGCTTCCCGCTTCGTCCACGACTCCGCAACCTTTGCGTCTTCTTCCTGCTGCTTTGTCTGCCGTTGCTGCCATTCGCTTTCCTTGCGATCAGCCTCTCGAGACTCTGCTGCTGCCCTTCGTGCGGCATGGTCGGCCCGCGCTTCAAGGTATGCAACATCATCGGCAAAGTCTTCCCGCCTCGGTGCTTCTGCCGGTTTTGGCGCGCGTTCTGCTTCCAATGCCGCTACTCGTTCACGCAAGAGTTTTGCTTCCGCAGCCGCTTCAGCCGCGCGCCGGTTGGCGTTGGCGATGCGCCTTTGGTTCTTGCTTAACTCTTTCTTCTGCTGCTGCTCCGGCGTTTCTTCGACTACTTCGGGTTGTTCGCCCTCTGCAACCGCTTC